AGGAACTCCTATGACATCACAAGTTGCTTGAAAGTTTCTATAAACAGGATCATCATGCAATTTTTTGAAGTTTGATACTGGCTGTTGGGCATAGAAGTCAGCAATTCCAATAGAACCATCTCTTTCGGTGAAAGGATAGTAAGATGGGACATAATTTATAACTTCTATTAAAAAATCTTGCATTTTTTACTGTCTAGTGATACTTGGATTTACTATGAATCTACCCTGTAATATTTTAAATATAACTTCATTCGGATGACCTACGATATCCTGTGTAAAACATATATCAATATCATAAAGATATCTTCCGTATTGAACTCTTGCCATTTTTGCTGCTTCAATTGTTATTATTATGTTTGGTTCAGTTTGTGAAGTTCCACCATCACCTAATTCTATTTTTATAGGAGATACTGTATATTCAGAATTTCCACTTAATGTATTTTCAATTGAAGTTCCGGGTGTGCCAACCAATCCAACTATCTGTCCGTCGTGTGAGTTGCGAACTTCCATTCTGGCATATGCTTTAATTTGATATGGATTGTTAGGATCATTTGTAGTGAATCTTTCCTCAAAACCAAATGGTGGTACAGGATCAATTAAATTATAAACTTTACCAAAAGTATCCATGTACTTTAGTTTTAAACGAAATGTTGCACCTTCGTCAGTTGTTATGTCATAGTAAGCTGCTGGCATCGAAAACTATTTCTCCTAATGTAGAGGAAGTTGCAGTCGCTTCTCCGGTTGGAGTTTGCTCTTGACCTTCTGCAGGGGCTCCCTGTTGTTGCTGTTGCATTTGAGCTTGTTGTTCTGCTTGCATAGCCATTTCTTGTTGTTGTCTCTCAAGTTCTTTTTGCCTATCTACTTCAATTTCGGCGTTCATTTCATCTATATCATCTTCTGTTTGACGTAGAATATTCTTTCTTACCCATCTTTCAGAGTAATATCTTCCTACAAAGTCAGCAGCATCTCTAAGCATTGCAAGACGATCTTTCATTATTTCTGCTTGTTTTGATTCTGTAAAGTATGAATCGGTCGAAAAAACAAACGTAATTTTTTGTTCTATTGCCTCCCAATCCTCTTGACTCATAACTTGTTTTGCAAGTAATTGAGTTTTGAGAATATCAAGAAAGAAATCTGAAAATTTCATTCTTAATGAATTAATAAATTTTGAGAATTTTAATTCATCTCTTGTAATTTCGGAGGATCTTCCCATATTGAAACCATTTTCGGCTTCCATACGAGTCATTGGGATATTTAATGCCCTCCATAAATTCTTTTGAAAATAAAGAACATCGCCCATCTCTCCTAGATTTTGTCCTGCAGGAAGAGTTTCAATTTGAGTACCACGACCACCTTCTCTACGTGGAAGCCAGAAATCTTCTAACATGTGCATATGTTTACGATCATCACGAACTTCTCCGGTTGCTGCATCATAAACAACTTTATTGCGGAACTTATTCATAATATCACGAAGATATTGTTCTGCTTTATTTTTTGGTAGAGAACCTACGTCTATGTAAAATACTCTTCTTTCTGGAGCACGGGATATGCGATAAATGACTGTAGCATCTTCAATCATTCTTAATTGATTGAGTGGCTTGATTGCTTTGTGAAGATAGCCTACCACACGTTTAGATTGCGCATCGTAAAGACCAGAATGGCAATATGAAATAGAATCTACCGAAATCTTCAATCCTTGAGTATCATATGCATTTGATTTTTCAAATGCAGAAAACAAATAATATTCATCGACTTGCTCTACAACTGGTACTCCAAGAACTTGATCATTCTTTCTAACTTCTCTTACTTTTTTGATGTAGATGGGATCAATTTGTCTTAATTCTTTAATTCCTTCTCTTGGATCATCTCCTAATATTTTATGAAAATATAATCTACCATCGATATACCATTTACGGAAAAGTTCTTTTCCATAACGATTAAAATTTAATAAAGTTAAAATTCTTTCAAATTCTTCAATTATAATTTGTCTTATGATAGGAGGAAGATTTGTTTTATCTAGATCTAAAGTTACATATCTTCCCGTAGCATCATCTGCAATTGCTTCATTTATAATATCATCAATTGCAAGTTCAATCTCTGCATGGAGAGACATTTCTCTATATCTTTTTATTAATTCTATATCACTACGAATTGTTCCATCAAGATCTACATAATAGCCCATCGTACCGCCTGCTGCGATAATCGATGAGCCATCATTTAGATCTTCCGGAACGAAAGATATTAAATTTTCTTTTGATTCTTTGGTAAAACTGTACCCGAATAATTTGAAAGCCATAATATAACTCCTCAGTTATATGTAGGAGTATATTACTTCTTATTATCCTATACCTGAACCAAAGCTGGAATTGCTTCCGCCAATGCTGAATCCGAAGTTCTTATTTTGGAAAGAGAAGCCACCTGAACTGGATTGTCCAAATGCTCCAGGTAGACCAAATCCTCCACCTAGACCACCTACACCACCGAATGCAGGAATTGCGCCAGCAGGAGCGCCACCACCAATTGCTCCGGGATTGGCAAGTGGATTTCCGCTGAATATTCCAACCCCATTGACTGCAGCAGAGGTATCTGTGATGAAATATGAATATGTTAATGTAACTTCAAATTCTGATATTACGTTATCATCAGCGAAACCCATTCCGACTGGGCTTATTGCTGAAGGATAAACTTCTGCTAAGAAATATGAACGAACTGGTTGATAATTACGAGCCAATTGTGTAATTGTTGCACCACCAAAAAGTTGTCTTGGATTTGTTGATGCAGAAACGTTTCCTGCATGTGAATTAAACAATTCATTCCAATATTCAAATACTTTTCTTAATTGCATGTCTTGAGTATTGATTACAGTAATTGACCATGGATCATAAAAACGGTCACCGGGATACTTAGCCATACGACCAAGATATGGTAATACAATCTCTCCTAATTGTGAGGAAGGGAGAGTGGTTGCTCTACAAAAGAACTGAAGATTTTGAAAAGCATTACCAAGGGCAGGGCAAGAAACATTTACAGAGTAAAGATTTGGTTTTGCGCCGCCGTCAAATGCCGACATGAAGGAATTGATTGATGAGTCTGCCATTTATTTCTCCTATTTTCCTCTTTTATTTATATCCTTTTTAATAAATTATCCACCAAATTCAGCAAATTGTATTCCTGTTGGTGTAGCAACAAAGTTCAACTTAATGAAATTGATGCTACGAGCAGGAGCAACAAAGATGTCAGCAACGAATTGGTTAGAATCAATTATGCTTGGAGGATTGTTGCTTTCATCGCAAACAACTGCGTATGAACTGATGCCTCTACGACCTTGTACGTCACGGAGGAATGGTTCAACTAATTGTCTGAATTGATTACGAGTGAATGCATCGTTGAATTCGAACAATTGGAACTTGGCTGCTGTTGCAATTGCCTTCTCTAGAACGATGAAGAGACGGCGTACATTGATTCTATCAAAAGCAGATGCCTTCAATTGAAGAGTCTTATCACCGAAAAGAATTGCACCAGATCCTTGGAAAGTTACTACAGGATTTACACCTTTTTGGTATAGTAAATCACGTTCTTCCTTATTTGGATTGTAAACCAATTTAACGATATTGTTGATACGACCACGATCATATCCTGCAGGCGAATACCAAGGATCTCTCGTTGTGTCTGTTCTTACACAGCATCCTGCGATATCACCACACATTGGAACGTATATGAAACGGTCATTGTAACGATCATATTGATACTTTGGACCGCTATCCATGACTGCGTATGAAGATGATGTTATTCCAACATATCCATCTGTTCCATTTCTATAACTCAATACTATATTTGCTCTGTCTGCTGGTGCTGCTTCAATTATTGCACTGGTAGATGGAGAAACGAATGTAACGCAATCCTTTCTTTTCTCTGCCAAAGCAATTATTGTATTGTTGTTTACTTCATTTCTCAAATCACCAGCGATGAGTAGTGATACGTCAACTTCTTCAGTATCACCGAATAATTGTTCAAATGTTGCGGCAACATTTGCTTCTGCATCCATTCTATCACCAGAAGTAACGACTGATGTTAATGTACCATAATCCAATTCGTGGACCATAATACCACATCTATCATATGGGAAAGATATACTAACTTCTTCATCCCAGTCGATGTGACCTGTAGTTGCGGAAAGAATTAAATTATAATTTTCTCCTATTTTTTGTGCTTTTTCTCCTGTTATTGCACCATAGAATTGTAAAGGTGGCTTACCAGAACTAGCAACTCCACCACTTATTGGTTTATCTACTTGATTAGGTTCTGATGGGTCTAGTTCTGCTACTTCCTCAAGATAAGGACTTTCACCGGCCCAAATGTAAAGAGATTTGTTATTAATTACATTTCTCCAATAATTTGTGCTTCCATCTGGATTTTTAGCACTTGGAGCTTTAGATAGACCTAAATAGGTTTCCAATACTGTGTTTTTACTTCCTGTAATTTTTCCTAAAGAGTCTACTACAACTACGTGTATTTCATCCTCTGCACCAGCAAGTATATTTGCAGCATATGAACTTGTATTTGGGGCTTGTTTGTTTACATATCCTATGATAATATCTGCATCTTCTGGATCTATTGATCTTTGACCCCAAACAGTTGATGATAAATTATCTCTATCAAATTGATCTTCTTTGATATCATAAACAATTACTTTAATACCATTTCCAAGAAGACCTGGATATTTTGCAGCAAAGGTGAAATCCCAAGTTCCTTTGATTTTTTCACCGTATAA